AAAGGGAGAGTTACTGGTGCAAAGGGGATATCGTCGTCAAAATCCATAGGTGGTTCGCTGTGATTTACCTGCTTCTGAGGCTGCTGTTTTTGTTGCTGACCGTTATTTCGCTGAGGTGAAGACTGTTCATTGCCTCCTTGCTTGCCACCAAGCATTTGCATGGTTCCACCAACGCCCACGATAACTTCGGTAGTGAACCGATCCTGTCCACTTTGATCCTGCCATTTTCTTGTCCGCAATTTGCCTTCAAGATAAACCTCAGAGCCTTTTCGCAGATATTCGCTGGCAATTTCTGCCAGTTTCCCGCTCATTACCACGCGGTGCCACTCCGTCTGCTCCTTTTGCTCTCCAGTTTGCTTATCACGCCATTGTTCTGACGTAGCAACTGTAAGGTTTGCAAATGCCGTTCCTGATGGTGAATATCTGATTTCTGGATCATGCCCAAGGCGACCAATAATGATCACCTTATTTACGCCTCTGCTTGCCATTTATGCCGCCTGTTTTAGTTCGTTAACTCTGATGTTCATTACCTGAACGCATTTAGCCTGCGCCTCCTCGTTGCCAGCCATTAATTGCCAGTCACGCTGATAACGCTCGATGAGTTTTTCCTTGTCAGTTTCTGTCGATGCATAATCGCTGAAGTCTTTCAGGATTTGTTCGCAGTCAACCGATGGAGATTTCTGGTTGGTATTTTCTGGTGATGGTTGATTGCCAGATGCTGGCATTGCCCATCCCGGCAGCGATGGAGGGGACCAGTAAAATCCTGTTCCATCTTTCAGTTTTGCCCTGTGCCATCCCTGCTTTTTATCGAGAGATGTTTGTGCGAAACCTTCCTCAAGGTTATACAGATACCGACCGATTCCCCACTGAACGGCAGCGCGCTTCATTGCACCGGAACGACCACCTTTGACGGCTTCTACCTGCGTGTTTTCAGCAGCATCCCATTTGGTTACCCATTCGGAATCAATCTTTATTGATATGCCGCATTCAACGCCGCCGTTGTTGGGAATATCGCGGTATTCATTGCGCCATCCTGCTTTGCCACAAACATCGTCCAGGCGTTTCATGATTGCCCGGTTCGTTACATAAGCCAGCACCATAGCCCACACTTTGCCATCGCGTGTTTTACCGCTTTGCTGTATTCGCCATTCGATATCTTCAGGGCTGAATGGCTCATCGAATTTATTCAAATCCATAATTCACCTCAGAATGGTAATTCGGAAGGATTAGCCAGAAATTCACCTTTGTTTATTCGCTCGTTTTTGGCTAATGAAAGGCAATTTCGTTTCATCGATTTATTACCTGACTTGCGCCAGTACATTGCCTCTGTCAGGTGATACTGACGTTTTAACCTGCTCAACTCCGGTGTCCTTGCTAAATCCACTGGTATCATTTCAACCTCCATTCGCGAAAGGCTTCTACAGCTTCGCGATACATTATTTTGTCACCAAGATAAACAGCAATTGCGAATTTAGACTGAATAGCCATAAGCGATTTATCCATTACACGGCACTCCTGGTTGATTCAGGATATCGACCAGACGTTTCCATCCGGTTCGTAATTTTCTGGTAATTCTGTCGAGAAGTGATTCAGAAGGGCAGCCAGCAATGGGCCACCCGGCAAAACGATATTGCATGGCGTGCTCCTTAGTTAATTTGCATAACAAAAATGCCTCGAATGAAGCGTTGTTGGTATGCGAAAAAAGCCGCCCATATAGAGCGGCAAATAACATCAAGGGATGATTTTTCGATTAACCAGAACGAGTCGTCGTCCTCGTTTGGTTACGAGCGATATTGCTCACAATGACCACTATTAAAATGGTCATTAGGTGCTTATTCGCGTGCTTTGAGCATTGCATCTGCTATTTTGTATGCCTGAATTTCTGTGCCGTCAAACACACCTCCGCGTGCAATAAGTGACTGCATTGCCTTAGCAGCGAAGTAATCACGCAAGGTCATTCCTGACTGAACTCGCTTATATTCTTCAATCGTACTTGGTGCGAACGTTTGAAAATCTGCATTCGGAATTGGGAATGCATACCCTCCGTTATCTAAATTACTCATCACTCCTCCCCATCGTTTTTAACCCAATCAGGCCATTCTCCAGCACCGAGGTAAAAGTCAATTATCGAAAGCAAGCGTGGATAAAATTTAAGAGCTTTACGACCATCCATCTCAGCAATTTCATGCTTACTGTATTTACGCCATTCCTCAACTGTGTGGTTCTGGCATCCTGCCCGTACATATTCACCGTTCGTTATACTTATGAAGTATTTCTCACCCAGGATTACGAAAGTGAGATCAGGCAGGTCGGCACCGCGCAGGTCGGCACCGCGCAGGTCGGCACCGCGCAGGTCGGCACCGCGCAGGTCGGCATCGCGCAGGTCGGCACCGCGCAGGTCGGCATCGCGCAGGTTGGCACCGCGCAGGTCGGCACCGCGCAGGTCGGCATCGCGCAGGTTGGCACCGCGCAGGTTGGCATCGCGCAGGTCGGCACCGCGCAGGTCGGCATCGCGCAGGTTGGCACCGCGCAGGTCGGCACCGCGCAGGTCGGCATCGCGCAGGTTGGCACCGCGCAGGTTGGCACCGCACAGGTCGGCTCTCGATCCGCTCTCATGCATTGAGGTAATCCACACTTTGTGTTCTTCAAGAATCTTCGATAAATCTGCTGAATTCATGTTGTTAATCCTTAAATTTTGGCAATAAAAAAGGCCGCATTGCGACCTTATTAGATGAGATGATTTCTTCCTGAATAATTATCTAGCGGTAATTTGCCCACACTTACGATGACCAGCCGCGTAAAGTGCTACGTCTGGCAAACATACACCGGTTTCTGGTGGCTTATGACCAAACTCATTTGCGTACACAATGGCTGCCCGCTCCAGATTGCGTCTGTATTCTTCCAGTTGCCAGAATGCATCTTTCGCCATGAACTGAAGTGATTTTGCGTCTTCAATGCGTTTTGGCGTTTCGTGTTTTCCTTTGGCCTGAATCTGCGCACGGCTAAGAGTAGGGCGGTGCATTACTTCTGAGCTTGCCGTTACCGCATTCTGAAGCGCTGCACGGCGCTCGCGACGACGACCTGCTGCTGAGCCATTGAAAGTTGTTCTGCGTGTCATATAGACCTCCTGATGAACTTTGGTGATGCGATGCCAGATGCTTATCTTCTGGTTGTCTCGATGGACTGCAATTCATCGCATCCCAAAGCTCACTTTGGTCGTTCCGGCTTTTCAGCCGCGTAGATTCATCACTGAATCGTTGTATGTTCACCATCCTGGTGAGTAGTGTGTCCTGTTGATGTGTTTAGTATACGTATGGTAAACATCATTGCAAATACATTTTGTATCCTCATAGTTGTTTTGTTTACATTGTGTTGATTTTTAAAGTGATTTATTTTTTTAAATCCTCTATGCCATACTGTCCTGAACAAAAAACGAGCGAGGAATCTGTGTGAAAAGTGAGGATGAGTTCTTTGCGGAGCTTCACCCGCAAGTGGTTGAGGTTCTCGGTACTGCGCTGATGCAGGTACTGGTAGAGCAGCGCGAACCTTCGCGTGAAGCTTTGATAGAAATGATTCAGGTGCTGTGGCAGGAAGAGGATGTGGACTTGGCTGTAGAACTGGCTATTGATGTTCTGACACTGCCGAAAGAGTAGGGATCTTTGTGGTTACAAGGTGGCGAGCAAATGGATGAAATAGCTATGCGTTTGCGTAATTATCAATGAGTTACGTTGGCGGGCGAATTGTTTACGTAGGGATCGGCAGGCAGTGAACCCCAGCTCGGCGTCAGGGTTACTTTATGTAGTATTTAGAAAAAACGGCTATTAGAACAGTAATAACAAGGGCTATGACAATTTTCCAAGTCTGACCATTCAGCTCTTTGTGTAAATCTTCCTTTGTACACATTGTGGCCTTGATAACAGCTAGATCAGTGCTAATAGAAGCTATTTTCTCTTCCAATTTTTCTACACGTTTTAGCATGTCATCACCACCGCCATTGCCACCACCATGCCGTGAGTATGCATCATCAGTGAAGTGGTGTCCAATTTGGCGAGAGATGTCTTGATTTGGACGAAGCTGAGTAACGGTGTTATTGGAACTCATTGCGAACCACTCCAGCACGCTTAATATCGAAAAAAGAGCTTTTCACATCAATGATTTCTTTGGTGTCTGGATTAACCAGTGATGCTCTAACTTCAAATATTCCAGGGTTAATAATTTCAACCTTAGGAAACGTTATTTTTATGGATGCCGACACAACAGTTTCTCCATCACCAGCTTCTGCAACGGTGAAAAACATATGGTTGGAAAATTTCTTTGTATCAATTGGAATTGGTGTCTCATTGTCATTGAACACCTCGATGCCAACGGAGTATTTCTTGGCCGCTCTAAGACCGATAAAAAAAATACCGAATGACAAATCCACTTCATATGAGTCTTTTGCCATCTCATAGATGAGGACTGGGGCTCCTGATTTGCTGCCATCTATCGCGATCGGGATAACATAAGAAATACGTTCTTTAATCATTTGTATATCACCCAAACATCCCTTATCCATCATCACCCGAATATCTCATCAGGCCATTGGCTGGCTACAACCTTACCTACAACCCTGCATTGTTCGTTACATGGCATTATTGGGAACTGAGGGTTTAGCGGTTGTAGGAATACTTGTCCGCTGTCTTTGATGAGCTTCTTAAAAGTGAACTCATCACCACATAACCTTGCAATGCAAAAATCGCCTGGGTCTACAGGAACTTCTGGGTCTACAAGAATCAGCATTCCTTCAGGAAAGCTTGGTCGTGATCCCGCTGGAGCCGTCATTGAGTGGCCTTCAACTTCAAGCCAAAAAGATGAATCACTGGCTTTTTTGGTCGTACTAATCCAGCATTCTGCATCTCTCTCGGTGAATGTGCGAAATTCTGGTGTAAACATTCCAGCCTGAACGTGAGAGAAGAATGGGTATTCAAATTGAGGTTTAACAGGCTTTTGTTCTGTTGATTCTCCAACGCTAAAGGTTCCGTCAGCGTTGAACCTCACGTCTGTAACTCCAAGATATTGAAAAATTGCTCCAATTTCTTGTATTGATGGGTTCCTTCTTCCGTTAAGCCAATGACTAACAGCACCTTTGGTTACACCAAGGTGTTCAGCAACTTTATCCTGATTCAATCCAAGCTGATCAATCCTTTGCTTCGCTATGTCATACCAGTTCATTTTCATCCTTAAATTATACAATTTGTATCAAACAAGAACAGTCACAACTCGTAAACTATGTATTGCGATATTGAATACGATGTGTATACTTATTGGTGAGGAGGATCCTATGAATAATATTCGCAATTTTCGCGAGCGCTTCGGTTTAACGCAGGAAGATCTTGCGAAAGTACTCGGTTGTACGCGTGGTGCAGTTTGTCATTACGAGACAGGCAGAAGGGGAATGGACATCAATCTTTGTCGCGCTTTTATCAATGCGTTCAAAGAATACGGTTACGAACTAACCATAGACGATCTTTTTCCACCAAAGGCTGCGTAAGCAACACCACTTCCAACAACGGACATTCGTCCTACGTCGCTGAAAAGCGAACTCCAGATAACAAATAAACCACAGGTTTATGCGCCAGTGCGCATAGCCACAACTAACTATTAACTACAGGAATGTTCACATATGGAACTCACAAGCACTCGCAAGAAAGCCAACGCAATTACCAGCAGCATTCTTAACCGGATAGCTATTCGTGGTCAGCGGAAAGTCGCTGATGCGCTGGGCATTAACGAATCTCAAATTTCACGATGGAAAGGCGATTTCATTCCGAAAATGGGGATGTTATTGGCGGTTCTGGAGTGGGGTGTTGAGGATGAAGAGTTGGCAGAACTGGCAAAGAAAGTTGCGCATCTGCTGACAAAAGAAAAAGCCCCGAAGAACGGCGAATTCTTCGAGGCCTGATGTAGAAAGACTGGATCAATCCACAGGAGTAATTATGCCAAAACAACTCAGTCCTGACCAGGACAAATTACACAAAAACATACTACGTGATCGCTTCCTGTCCAGCTTCAAGCAGCCTGGTCGATTCCGGGCTGAGTTGGAAAAAGTGAAGCTGATGCAGAAGGAGAAAGGTCATGAGTAATCTTGCAACCGTAACACATTTAAGGCCTTCACAACGGCCTGTGGAGCGTCGTGTGGCAGAAGTTGAAGATGGTTATACCCGTCTTGCAAATGTCCTGTATGAAGAGCTTATCGGCGCAGATTTAACGAAAAATCAGAGCAAGGTTGCCCACGCCATATGCCGTAAAACATACGGCTACGGTAAAAAGATGGATCGCATCTCTGATAGTCAGTTAGCTCAAATTACCAGGCTGCCAAGACAGAAGGTAAACAAGGCCAAGAATGAGCTTATCGCGATGAAGGTTATCCTTCGCGAAGGCCAGCAAATCGGGCCAAACAAGAACATCGAGGAATGGCAAATCGAAGGCTGTCACTACTCTGGTGATAATGTCACTGCATTGGTGACAAAAAGTGTCACCAAAACGGTGACAGCGCTGTCACCAAAACAGGGACACACAAAAGAAACTATTACAAAAGAAAAAAGAAATAATAAAAACACTATGTCCGAAAGTGTTCGGACGGAGTGTGAAAAATCACCTGACCGTTACGAAGAAACCGACAAGGCATTCGAGGAAATATTCTGGTGTGCAGGCATGCGGAAAGCCGGGAAGAAAAACGCAGCTTCGGCATTCAGAACACAGTTCAGGGAGTGGCGTAAAACTACCAGGGGGACGGCAAGCGAGTTTGCCACGATGCTGGCAGAAGACATCGCATGCAGGAATGGTAAGCAGTTCGGATTCGACAGGTTGTTACCATCGAGCTACCTGAACGGTCAGCGCTGGAACGACGAAAAGCCAGAAACAATTCAACCACAATCCAAACCATCATCCGCAATCACCGTATCGAAAACTGGCTACGTGTTTTTCGACAGGTGAATCATGAAATCCAGAATCAAATCGTTACTTATCGCTGGCTATAACCGTGGCTGGCTTAGTTCTGCATTCGTTGAGTTCTGGTTTAACCGTCTCGATCTGAGGTCAGCGTAATGACTCCAAGTGAACTGAGTGACCTGCTATGGACGCAGGTAGACAGGGTGGCCCCGCACCTGTTGCCAAACGGCAAGAAAGAGGGGCATGAGTGGGTTGCCGGTAACGTCAACGGTGACAAGGGAAACAGCCTGAAGGTCAACCTTAGCGGCAAGAAAAAATGGGCTGATTTCGCTGAGGGCGACGGCGGTGACATGCTTGATTTGTGGATGGCCTGTCGGGGAATAAATCTGCATCAGGCTATGCAGGAGGCAAAGGCATTTCTCGGTATCAAGGATGATGACCACCATTTCGACGCCAGACGTGAGAAGAAATTCTCCAGACCTGATCGCAAGAAAATCGCCCGCTACGTTACCAGAACAGAATCCCATCTTGAGTACCTGCAATCGCGTGGCATATCTCCAGAAGTCGTAAAGCGGTACGAGGTGGTCAGCGGCAAGGTGTGGAATGGAGAGCGAGAACTGGATGCTTTGGTGCTTCCGTACAAACGCGATGGTGAGTTGTTGCAGGTCAAGAGAATCAGCACCGAACGTCCGGACGGGAAGAAAGTCATCATGGCAGAAGGCGACTGTGAACCTTGTCTGTTCGGATGGCAGGCTCTCGATGCTGGCGTGAGGGCGGTTGTACTTTGCGAAGGCGAAATTGATTGCATGAGCTATGCGCAATACGGAATTCCGGCGCTATCTGTCCCGTTCGGTGGCGGGAAAGGCGCTAAACAACAGTGGATTGAGTTTGAATACCATAACCTCGACAGGTTTGAGGAAATATTCATTTCGATGGATGTTGATGATGTAGGTCGCGAAGCTGCAAGGGAAATCGCAAGCCGACTGGGTGAACATCGCTGTCGTCTGGTTACGCTGCCACACAAAGATATCAACGAATGCCTGATGAACGGCGTCACCGAGGATGAAATCTGGCAGTACATCGGGACAGCGTCATATTTCGACCCGGAAGAACTCTACAGCGCTCGTGAGTTTTACCAGGATACAGTCAATGCTTTCTACGGCAAGCAGCAGTATCTGTTTAACCCACCGTGGGAAACGCTGGCTTACAACTTCCAGTTCCGCGAGGCGGAGTTAACTCTTGTCAATGGCGTGAACGGTCATGGAAAAACGGAGGTTGTCGGGCATATGGCACTTGAGGCCATGAGGCAGGGGGTAAAAACATGCGTCGCCTCGCTTGAACTGAAGCCAGGAATTCTGCTTAAACGCCTGACCCGGCAGTCTACATGTTGCAAAATGCCGCCAGTTCTGGAAATTGAATCAGCATTTAAGTTTTACGATGACCGGCTCTGGTTATTTGGCCTGACAGGTACGGCCAAGGCGGAACGCCTGATTGAAATTTTCACATATGCCAGACGGCGATACGGCATCCAGTTATTCATCATCGACAGCCTCATGAAGTGCGGTATTGGCGATGACGATTACAACGGACAAAAGGCGTTTGTTGACGCGCTGTGCGACTTCAAGAATAAAACCAACTCTCACATTATTCTCGTCACTCACTCCAGAAAGGGAGACAGCGAGGAGAAACCTACCGGAAAGATGGACGTAAAAGGCTCAGGAGCGATTACAGACCTGACAGATAACCTGTTTATCATCTGGCGCAATAAAGCTCGCGAGAGAGCGTTACAGCGCGTTCAGGCTGGCGAGCAAATTAACGAGAAAGACCAGCAACTTCTTGCTGCACCCGCATCTGTTTTAATGCTTGAGAAGCAGCGAAACGGGGAAGGGTGGGAAGGTGGTGTGCCGTTATTTCTTGACGAGCAGTCTCACCAGTTCCTGCAAATGGAAGGTGCGTCACCATACAACTATATCGCTAACATGCCGAAATCGGAGTATGACGAAGTGTGGAGGCAGGAGAATGTTACGGAGTACTAAATGACCATCTACATCACTGAGCTGGTAACAGGCCTGCTGGTAATCGCAGGCCTTTTTATTTGGGGGAGAGGGAAGACATGAAAAAACTAACCTTTGAAATTCGATCTCCAGCACATCAGCAAAATGCCATTCACGCAGTACAGCAAATCCTTCCAGACCCAACCAAACCAATCGTAGTAACCATTCAGAAACGCAACCGCAGCTTAGACCAAAATAGGAAGCTTTGGGCTTGCCTTAGTGATGTCTCACGTCAGGTTAACTGGCATGGTCGCTGGCTGGATGCAGAAAGCTGGAAGTGTGTGTTTACCGCAGCATTAAAGCAGCAGGACGTTGTTCCTAACCTTGCCGGGAATGGCTTTGTGGTAATAGGCCAGTCAACCAGCAGGATGTGTGTAAGCGAATTTGCGGAGCTATTAGAGCTTATACAGGCATTCGGTACAGAGCGTGGCGTTAAGTGGTCAGACGAAGCCCGGTTAGCACTGGAATGGAAAGCGAGATTTGGAGACGCCGCATGAAACACTGCTACCGCTGCGGAGAAAGCAAAGACGATTATCGATTCCGGCCAAATCAACCTTATTGGCACCAATGGTGTATCAGATGTGAGCGGTCGCCAGTAGGTAATTTCCCGGCGCCAGAGACGAAGGAGGACGTATGGCACGACAGCGACGAAGTATCACCGACATAATCTGCGAAAACTGCAAATACCTTCCAACGAAACGCTCAAGAAATAAACGCAAGCCAATCCCAAAATAATCTGACGTAAAAACCTTCAACTACACGGCTCACCTGTGGGATATCCGGTGGCTTAGAGAACGCGCGAGGAAAACAAGGTGATTGACCCAAATCGAAGTTACGAACAAGAAAGCGTCGAGCGGGCTTTAACGTGCGCTAACTGCGGTCAGAAGCTGCATGTGCTTGAAGTTCACGTGTGTGAGCACTGCTGCGCAGAACTGATGAGCGATCCGAATAGCTCAATGTACGAGGAAGAAGACGATGGCTAAACCAGCGCGAAGGAAATGCAAAATATGCAAGGAATGGTTTCACCCGGCATTCTCAAATCAGTGGTGGTGCTGCCCGGAACACGGAACTCAGTTAGCACTCAAACTACAAAGTAAACAGCGAAAAAAAGCGGAAAAAGCAGCAGAGAAGAAACGACGACGAGAGGAGCAGAAACAGAAAGATAAACTGAAGATTCGAAAACTCGCCTTAAAGCCCCGCAGTTACTGGATTAAACAAGCCCAACAAGCCGTAAACGCCTTCATCAGAGAAAGAGACTGCGACTTACCATGTATCTCGTGCGGAACGCTCACGTCTGCTCAGTGGGATGCCGGACATTACCGGACAACTGCTGCGGCACCTCAACTCCGATTTGATGAACGCAATATTCACAAGCAATGCGTGGTGTGCAACCAGCATAAAAGCGGAAATCTCGTTCCGTATCGCGTCGAGCTTATTAACCGTATCGGTCAGGCCGCGGTAGACGAAATCGAATCAAACCATAACCGCCATCGCTGGACTATCGAAGAATGCAAAGCGATTAAGGCGGAGTATCAGCAGAAACTTAAAGACCTGCGTGACAGCAGAAGAGAGGCAGCATGAGCAAAATCCAATACCCAATGACCACTGCGGCAATTTTCAATGACGTTGTCTATCCGCTGCATTTCGACAATGCCGGCAAGGTTATGCAAGAAATGGAAGGCGCTGTTAACTGGTTCTGCAGGTGGTGCAACGAAGAGAAAGACGCTGTGAAAGTGAGATTGTTGGTCAGTTGCTGGGGTCAATATCTGATTTATGAGCAGGTTATCCGGGAGGCAGCATGACGCCATCTATCAAAACCATCCCAGAGTTGCTCATTGAGACATATGGAAACCAGACAGAAGTAGCACGGCGCTTATCGTGCCACCGCAACACAGTCAGGCGTTATCTGTACGACAAAGAAGCCAGGTATCACGCCATCGTTAACGGCGTTTTAATGATTCATCAGGGCGGGAGAGGTATCTATGACCGTAACCAGCATTAACCAGGCGAAACAGCAGCGTGAACGTGACGAAGCTGAATTGCGCAGCGTCAGAGAGATGACGGAGCAACACCAGAAGGCGATGGATTATCTGCATGAGCGAGAGCGTGAACTGGTGAACCGGCTTGGATTGAACAAGCCGGCGGGAGGCGATGCTGCATGAGACTCGAAAGCGTAGCTAAATTTCATTCGCCAAAAAGCCCGATGATGAGTGACTCACCGCGGGCTACGGCTTCTGACTCTCTTTCCGGTACTGATGTGATGGCTGCTATGGGGATGGCGCAATCACAAGCCGGATTCGGAATGGCTGCATTCTGCGGTAAGCACGAACTCAGCCAGAACGACAAACAAAAGGCTATCAACTATCTGATGCAATTTGCACACAAGGTATCGGGGAAATACCGCGGTGTGGCAAAGCTTGAAGGAAATACTAAGGCAAAGGTACTGCAAGTGCTCGCAACATTTGCTTATGCTGATTATTGCCGTAGTGCTGCGACGCCGGGAGCAAGATGCAGAGATTGTCACGGTACAGGCCGGGCGGTTGATATTTCCAAAACTGAACAGTGGGGAAGAGTTGTTGAGAAGGAGTGCGGAAGATGCAAGGGCGTCGGCTATTCAAGGGTGCCGGCAAGCGCCGCATATCGCGCCATAACGATGCTAATCCCAAACCTTACCCAACCCACCTGGTCACGCACTGTTAAGCCGCTGTATGACGCTTTGGTGGTGCAATGCCACAAGGAAGAGTCAATCGCAGACAATATTTTGAATGCAGTTACGCGTTAATAGCATGATTGCCACGGATGGCAACATATTAACAGCATGATATTGACTTTTTGAATAAAGTTGGGTAAATTTGACTCAACGATGGATAAATGCACTCGTTAAATAAAGCCCTGAGTTTAACAGCTCGGGGCTTTTCGCGTTTTAAGCACGACATTTCTGAAAGCGCCCTATCACCAATCACCAGAACACATCCAGATACCCTTGCACATTCGTGGCGACGGGGTAGTGACGCTTTCACCCTATAAACAACCACCAATACCAATAGGAATAACAATGCTTACTCTCAAGACGATTAACTCAGATAAAGACACCTCTATTTTCCAAGTGACAGGTGATGTCAGCTACGTGAAAGAGTCAAGAATGATTTTCTTCACTGGATGGCATGGAGGTGATTCCGAAGTGCTACTTGACGATGGAGAAGTTGCTTACGTCTGCAATGAAAAAGGCGTGACAGTAGCTACATTCCAGTAGTCATTACAAAGCGTCTATATATGGGCGCTTGATAATGACCAAAAGAAAACACAGCACTCGGCTGGGCTTCGTGAAATGGGCGGCAAGAGACTGTTGACGCAGCCTCCTGCCTGATTTGCCCATGCCTTTAGTCACGAACAAACCACGTTACTAATCACTGTATCCTGGATTTGTTATTTCCAATATCAATAATTCATAACATTGAACAAATCCTCACGGTCGTGAGGTAAGACATGAAAAAGATGCCAGAAAAACATGATCTGTTAACCGCCATGATGGCGGCAAAGGAACAGGGCATCGGGGCCATCCTTGCGTTTGCAATGGCGTACCTTCGCGGTCGGTATAATGGCGGTGCGTTTAAGAAAACACTAATAGACGCAACGATGTGCGCCATTATCGCCTGGTTCATTCGTGACCTTTTAGTCTTCGCCGGACTGAGTAGTAATCTTGCTTACATAGCGAGTGTATTTATCGGCTACATCGGCACAGACTCGATTGGTTCGCTAATCAAACGCTTCGCTGCTAAAAAAGCCGGAGTCGATGATGCAAATCAGCAGTAACGGAATCACCAGATTAAAACGTGAAGAGGGCGAGAGACTAAAAGCCTATCCAGATAGCAGGGGGATACCAACCATTGGGGTTGGACATACCGGAAAAGTGGATGGTAATCCTGTCGTATCAGGGATGACAATCACATCCGAAAAATCGTCTGAACTGCTTAAAGAGGATTTGCAGTGGGTTGAAGATGCGATAAGTAGTCTTGTTCGCGTCCAGCTGAATCAGAACCAGTATGATGCACTATGTAGTCTTATATTCAATATAGGTAAATCAGCATTTGCTGGCTCTACCGTTCTGCGCCAGTTGAATTTAAAGAATTACCAGGCAGCAGCAGATGCTTTCCTGCTATGGAAAAAAGCTGGTAAAGACCCTGATATTCTCCTTCCTAGGAGGCGGCGAGAAAGGGCGCTGTTCTTATCGTGAGTAGTATTAAGGCAATTATTGCGTCTGTCATTATCTGCATCATCGTCTGTCTTTCGTTGG